CAGCACCGCTCAAGGATCTGTATTTTTTAGCGCCGATCGAGACATACTCTAGATCTCTCGATACGACTGTCGACCCGTCTGCACATTTTCGCGAAAAAAGATTCCAATCGTTGGCAGCAGCATCCTCCGTCCTTTGACATATAAAAAAACCTCCGCTATTCAGTTCTTGCGCAATTACTATCGGCGCAATCTCTCTTGCTATCGCGATAAAACGCTTCATAGTTGATCTCTGTTTATATTAATAATATATCTTACTGACTCCTTACAATGACAATATACTATCTTTTATTTTGTTGTCAATAGCAATTGACATTTATTTTTATTTACCCTGTTACTGCAAATTCCATGCCAGACCTGAAAAGCCGCGCCAGGACTCACTATGCGGGCAAAAATTTTTTTTTATCTTTTTTTTGGTAACTTAAAAAAAAGAACGAAAAAGATCAAAAAAGGAGACACTATGGAGGCAATCGCAATAAAATTGACGCCGGCTCAGTACGCCGAAAAAGCGAGGGAGGGGCTGACAAGAAAGAAAGAAGAAAGGCAAGAATTATTTTTGGCGGGGTATGATGTAGCGATACCTCTTATCGATAATCTTAAAGAGTCCGGCGTAAGATATAGCGCTTTTTATGCTTGGCTTGAGGATTTAAATTTTAAAGTAAGGTACGATCAAAAACGAAAAGAATCGTTAGAACTTGCGATACAAAGAGTCGAGGACGTAGCTTTTAGAGCTGCTACGGGCGAAGTATACATCACGACGCGATACTACAAAACGATCACTGATGAAGTCACAGGAGAGGTGGTCGAGACGCCATCCGGTAAAGCTGTATACCAGCAGCCTCCGAGCTTCAAGCATGCGGAAATGATGCTGAAAGCTCATGCCTCTGATATCTACGGGCGCAACGATCAAGGTGCAAGCGGTGCGATAACGTTCAATCTGAACATAACCGGCGGCGCGGATCAAGCGTTAGAGATCAAGGCTATAGACATCACTGATATGCAGCAGCACGAGAGTAATGCGCTAAATAGAGGTATATCGCCGGATAATCATATAGAGTAACACTTTACGGCCATTAACAGTGTTTACTTTACATAATGTATATTATACAACAAACCAGCAGTGGCGCGGCTCTTCGGGTGCGCTGTTTTATTGTGTGGATGGCTATCCATTATATCCACTGCTTATCCAGTCTCATGGATAGCGCGTATCTGGCACACCATCCTCATCGATCCCGTCCAGCAGCTCGCGCGTGGGTAATGGTGTCATCAGCACCTGAGCAATGAGCGCAGGGGATTGATCAGTTTGCATGGTGTGGCGTAGGGGAGGGGAGGGGGTACCCGCCAGCCAAGCACCCACCCACCCTGAAGTATCTATATCCCACCACCAGACAAATTCAAAAATCCCAGATACGTATTTCATTACATTACCATAACTAACCTATCATTCAGCATAAGAGTGTCCGGTTACAGTACACCCAAAAAGTTACACTTCGTTACACTATCAGCAAAAGTAGTGTAACCGTTATATTATATAGCGTTACAGTTAAAGTTACACTACTTTTAATAATTAATAATAATTAAACAATAAGGGGTATATGTATACTATATGTATTAATGTATTACGTATATAGAATAGTCTTAAAGTTATAAAAAGTAGTGTAACAGTGTAACCGAAACCGCTAAAGTGTTGTTAGCGTGGTGTTTACGGCGGTTACACTACTTTTGAAAGTGTAACATTTTTTGAAAGAGTGTAACCGGTGATTGTGTGTTTGGAAGTTACGGTATAATTTTGTAGACTAAGGTAGTTGAAGCTGTAGCAGGCTTAAAGGTAAACGGAAATAAACACAGAATTATGATAGCTCCATTGTGCAGCAGGGTTTTTTACCGACATCCCCGTTGGTTCGTTTCGCCCAATTGCTACCTGCATGGTGGAGCTATCACTATTTTTGGTAATTGGTTTGGTCGGGACTTAAATGAAGGTTAATAGCATGGGGAACACTGTATCAATCTATAAGACGTGTTATCAGACGCGCCCGGTTGAGAGTTTAGAGTTTATTGATGTGCTTGATAGGCTGCGTTGCGGGTATTGGCAGGATGCCTACTTGCAGTACAAGAATGGAAAAATAAAGAAAACGGATGTTCCGTGTTTTACAACTGCGGGAATGTTTGGTGAAGAGAGGAAGATCAAGGGACTGCTTGAGCATAGCGGGTTTATATGTATTGATATAGACGGGAAGAATAATACAGGCGTGGACTTGCTTGGAATGAAGGATACGCTATACGGGGATAGGTATTCGTATGCTGGCCATTTGTCAATTTCTGGAAGCGGAATTGCGCTGTATGTGCGGATCAATGGGGAGAAGCATTTTGAGAGCTTTTTGGGACTTGAGAAGTATTACGCGGATGAGTACGGGATAATTATTGACCCGTCAGGAAAGGATGTGACGCGGTTGCGGTACGTTGTGTATGATCCTGACCTGCACTTGAATGAGAAATCGAAGAAGTTTACGGACATAGCGAAAAAGGCAGAAGTAGAGTTTGTCAGGAAGGAGTTTGTGTTTGGCGGACGAGCGGATATGGAGTATATCCTTGAGCAGATTGAGAGTAAGGGATTGGACTTGACTGGATCGTACCATGAGGGAGTGAAGATTGCTTTTGCATTGAACAAAGAGTTTGGTGATGATGGGGAACGATACTTCCAGAGGATATGCCAGTTCAGGAAAGGGTATAACCCTGAAAAGACGGCGTTGAAGTACACTCAGTGCCGAGGATCGGAAGCGGTGACGATAGCTTCTTTTTTATGGATAGCGAAGAATGCGGGACTGATGATTAACGCCCCGATGACGAAATCGGTTGTCAAGGCAGCAAGGTACGCAAAGAAGTCGATAGCTGATGGGACGTTTACGTCTGAAAGTGCCAGGCAGTCAGCGATGAAGGGAGCTGTTGAGATGGTTGGCATGGATGCGAAGGACGCGGAAAAGGTTGTTGATGCGGTATTTTCAGGAAAGGATGATGCGGTTTCCGGAGAATCGAAGGATGAGGTGTATGAGTTTTTGACAAAAGACATTGCCGCGCTTGGGTTGCAGTACAATTTGATTGAGGACTGTGTTGAATGTGATGGGGATCCGTTGGCGGATCGGTTTGTTGATAAGTTTACCGTGAAGAGTAGGACAAGGTACGGGTCGAAGAATATCATGAAGTCGCACATAGAGGAACTGATAAGTTCTTCAGCGAAAGATTTTAATCCGATTGAAGATTTTATTGCAAAGAATAAAAGTAAGAGACCAAAAGGATGTATTGATGCGGTTATTGACTCCATAAAAGGAGATGTATTTGGATTGACTGAGACTGAGGCCGTGCAGTTCAGGAGGTACTATATACGGAAATGGTTGATTGGTGCAGTAAGCGGATGGGTTGATAAATATTCATTGTTGACCCTTATTTTAGTTGGCGAGCAGATGATAAATAAGACTAATTGGTTCCGGTTTTTGCTCCCCGAATCGCTTCGTAGGTACTACGCTGAGAGCAAAATGGATGGAACGCCGGATCACTTGGTTCTGATGACGACCAAAGCGATCATAATGGACGATGAGTTTTCAGGAAAGAGCCGTAAAGAGTCAGCTTTACTGAAAGAGTTGTCTTCAAAACAGGAAATCACGCTTAGGAAACCTTACGCGAGAAGGGCTCAAACTCACAAAAGGATTGCAGCTTTGTGTGGGACTACAAATGATGATACGATTCTTAATGATTTGACTGGAAACCGAAGGATCATTCCTATAAATGTAACAGGAATTGATTTTGCCGCGTTCAATGCTGTTGATAAGGATGATTTATGGATTGAAGTATACCATGAGTTGATGGAAGGAGGTGATTCATGGATGATGACGAAGGAAGATGTATTGGTTCTTGATAACGCTTCGGAACGGTTCAAGGAACCATGCTCAGAAGAGGAGTTGTTACTGAAATATTTTGCTCCGGCCGTACAGGAAAACGCTTTCCCGAATTGGATGACGAACACGGAAATACTTGTTGGGATTGAAAGCAAGTTGAATGGAGGATCGATCCGGTTGACGAAAAACAAGCTTGGATCAGCACTGAAGTTGCATGGATACGCTCAGGTTATTAAGAAGTTTGACGGAATAACTAAGAGAGTGTATGATATACAGTGGAAAAATGAAAGCGTTTTGTCAACTCAACCAACTCCATTCTAATGTTTGAGCTAAGAGAATATCAGAAAAAACATATTCATGCGTTGCGGATGCTTTTTGCTCAAGGAAAGAAGCGAATTGTGTACCAACAGCCGACCGGCGGAGGAAAAACGGCGGTATTCAGCGAAATCACGCGTCTTGCTGCACAAAAAGGAAATAAAGTTTTGATCGTTACTGATCGGAAAGAGCTTCACAAGCAGGGAAGTGATGCTTTGGTGCGGATAGGTGTTATCAGCCGTGAACTTACGGCAAAAACAAAGAAGATTCCTGATGCGTCAGTGTGTGTCTCAATGATTGAGACATTAAAAAGAAGGCTGAAACGACCTGATTATATTGAGTTTGTCCGGGGGTTTGACCTAATTGTTGTTGATGAAATCCATAAATGCGCTTTCAATAACTTGTTTGATGCGTTGGATCCCGTTCAACTTGTGCTTGGAGTATCGGCAACTCCATTAAGGACGGGCAAGATGCGAGAATTGAAAATTGACTTTGACGCTATATACCGAGGTTCAACTATTAAAGAACTGATTGATGAAAAGTTTCTTGCTCCAGCAACTCATTTTGGTGTGATTGTTGACCTTTCTTCTGTTAGAATAACAGCTGGAGAATACAATGAAGGCGACCAGGGAAAAGTGTATGGAGATTCAAAACTGTTTGATGGAGTGATTGAGAATTGGGAAAAAAGGGCGAAAGGAAGGAAAACTCTTTTGTTTGCAGCGACCGTTCAGAACAGTAAGGACATGTGCTTGAAATTGAGAAACGCAGGAATAACTGCTGAACATGTTGATGGAGAAACGCCTGATTTGGAACGTGAAAGGATATTCAAAGAGTTTGAAAGTGGGAAGTATGATGTGCTTTGCAATTGCGGTATAGCGACAACGGGGTATGACTGCCCTTCGGTATCTTGCATTGTGTTGTACCGAAAGACCAAATCGCTTCCGCTTTACTTGCAGATGATCGGGCGAGGAAGTCGAAATTGTGCAGGAAAGAAAGATTTTATTGTTCTTGATTTTGGGCAAAATTGGGAAGAGCATGGGTTTTATGACGATGAACGGGAATGGGGGCTGTCAAATCCTAAAAAAAGGAAAAAGACCGATACGTATGCGGTAAAAAGTTGTCCGGAGTGTGAGAGACTGCTTCACGCTTCAGCAAGAGTTTGTGCATATTGCGGGTATGAGTATAAGAAATCAGAAGAAGAAGTTGAGGAAGAGCGGATAGTAGTCATGCTTCAAGAATTGTCGAACTCCGCCTTCCGAAACTTTGTTGCGTCCGCATCTTTGAAAGAGCTTGAGACAATACGGAAAATCAAAGGGTATAAAATTGGCTGGGTTATTCATCAACTTCGGACGGTTAAAGAATTGGTTGAGTTTGAAAAAAAGATGAAATACAAAAAAGGATTTGCTTTGAGAAAAGCAAACGAAATGTTTGGTAAAAGGTTGACCTGGGGAGAGTGTTATGGGTGATATATCAGAAGGCCGACTGCAAGAAGACTGTTTTCTTTGGAGTTGGAACGAGTTACCTGAAACGCGAGGGCTAATATGTTATAACCTGAGCAACAGTAAAAATAAAATTGATGGGAACCTAAATAAAGCAAAGGGACTGCAAAAAGGGCGGAGTGATTTAGTTTTTTATTGGAACAAAAAAGCACTGATGATTGAGCTGAAAGAAGACATTGGCGGAGTGCAAAGCAAGGATCAATCAAAGTGGCAAGCAATTGTTGAGGCTCAAGGGTTTGAGTATGTAATATGCCGGACGCTTGAAGATTTTAAAAACACAATAATCGGAGCGATGAAATGAGAATTAATTTGAACCTGTTTAAGAACAGTCGAAAAGAAAAAGAAACGCATCCGGATTATAGGGGTGACGGCAAAGACGACCTACCTTTCTGATAATGCAAACTATTGATTCTTGGCTAAATGGAGTAAATCTCCAATGGGATAAAAAATGGAGAGTAAGTTTTGCATTAGTTGAAATTCATTTCCAGTGTATTGTTCCTGAGATTAATGCAATTGCAATTGTTAGCGGGTTTCGGTGTTTAAATTAAATCTTAATGTCCGATAAACAGAACGTTGTTGACTTAAACATCAAGTACGTGCCTGCGCTGGCAAGTACGATATTCCATCCGCAAGAGAAATCACTTGTTCGGTTGCTGTCAAAAGGGCGTAGGCTTGGGTTCACAAGAACGTCAAAAAGTTTTTTGACGCAGAAAATGCTGGACGCTCGGCTTGAAAAACGCAAGCTGCAAATACTATGGGTTGATACGCTGAACCGGAACATAGAGGCTTATGTGCAGCGGTACTTTATGCCAATACTCAAGCAGTTGCCGCAAAGTATATGGGCATGGCAGAAGCAAGACAAGGTTTTGCACCTGTTCGATTCGTACATCGATTACCGGTCGGCAGAAAGCCCGGAGGCTATTGAAGGGTTTGGATACGATATTGTGATTCTCAACGAGGCAGGTATCATTCTTGAGGATCAATACCTTTGGGAAAACGCTATCCTGCCTACGACGGTTGATAACCCTGAGTGTCTGGTGATTATTGGCGGGACTCCAAAAAACGTCAATTTATTCAAGAACCTGCACGACAAAGGAAAAGAAGGTGGGCTTGAAGGGTGGAAGTCCTGGACGCTTTCGACCTACTACAACCTCAACACGTTGCCTTTTCCTAACGGGTTCCTGACTGCAAAGGGCATTCAGCGGCTTGTTGATGCGTATGGAGGCAATGAAGCTCTTATTCGGCAAGAGATATTTGGAGAGTTTGTTGATGGAACGGAAAACTACCTTATCCCGTTCACGAAGATAACGGACGCTATCAATCGGGTAAGCGTAGATGAAAGGGTAGAAAAGATATGGAGCCTTGACATTGGAGCGCACGGGGCAGACCCGTCAGTGTTGACAAAAAGCACGGGGTGGGATAGTTCAGAGCAAGTGCAGGTGTGGATTAAAGACGGTGACGAACTTGCTGAGTGGGTGTTTAAACAGTGGGAGGAAGAATGGAGTAAGCCTGACGCGGTTATTGTCGAGTACAACCCTGTAGGATGGACGATATTTTCTCTGTTGCAGAAAAAAGGAATTACGGGTTTGGTGAAGGGGGACACTGGAAGCAGGAATGTCCGGAACAAGAAGATGTTCAACAAACGGGCGGAAATGTACCAGGACTTGGCGGACAATATTCATCGTATGAGAATACCGAATGATTCTTTGCTGCGTGAAGAGTTGTCAAAGATTCAGTTTGAGGACAGAGAAGGAGTCCGCCGGCTTCCTCCAAAAGAAAAAATGAAATCCTTGCTTGGGAGAAGTACAGATAGAGCTGATTCATTAGCACTGCGATTTTACAATTGGAAAGGATTACTTGATTTCCGAAATAATTCTTTATATTTTGATGACTATGACGATTACGAAGAAACAGATAGCGGGATTCTCATTCACAAACGGTTCAGTTTTTAACTGATGGCAATATCCTCCGAAGCGGAAAGATACGAGCTTGAGAAGCTCACGACCCTTGTCCTGAACAGCGAAAAAGTGTTCCGCTCTTCAATTGATGAGGGGGTTAAAGCTCTTGACCTGTTTCACGGTCGAAACCATTTGGACGCTGCGCAGATCACGGCACTTGAGCTTCGAGGACAGCCAAAGCAGATCCACAACATCATTCGTGAGTTTGCCATGAAGCTGGCAGGGTACTTGTCTGCAACAAGAAAAGAGATTGACGTTAAGCCTACCGCTCAGGACTACTCTTCAGTCGCAAACGTAACAACAGACGTTATACGCACAATCCACCAATGGAACGATATTGAGCAGCTTCATTTTCACGGAGTGCTGAAACTTTTGCTTACAGGCTTGAGTGTCGTGGAGTTTTCCGTTAAAAAGAATGGGAAAAAGGACAAATACGGCCGCCCATACTACGACATTTCAAACGACCTTGTTCCGCATTCTGAGTGTTACCCGGACCCTTGGAGCCGGAACACGATGTACAAGGACGCAAGCATGTTCTCCCGTAGGAAGTGGACGGGGTACTATGATTCGGTTCGGCTGTTTGGAGAAGATAAGGTAAAGATGATGGCCCCTTATGAATCGGTGTTTTCTTACACGTCAGGGTACGACATTCCGCAAGACGCAAAAACAGACCTTTCCGTAAAGGAAAGTGTGATGTACGAAGTGATTCACACGGTACTTCGAGAAGGCGACAAGACTATTTCGTATCATTGGAACCATAGCGCAGGCATCCTCAAGAAAGAGGATATGATCTACAAGAACATCAAGTTTCCGTACATGGTGCAGCGGCTGTTTCCTGTCGATAACATGCAAGAGTACTACGGTGTGTTCAGGGATTTGTTCGGGACGCAGGACGCTATTAATCACAGCATCATTTCGATGCAGCACATGTTAAACACGAGCAAAGTGCTTATCGAAGAAGATGCGGTCAAGAACGTGCAGTCGTTTATCAACGAGTATAATGCAATCAACGGCGTGGCGGTTGTTCAGTCTGGCGCGTTGAAGGATGGGAAAATCAAGATTCAGACGTTCACGCCTGACCTGACGAATTACCAGAACAAGGTACAGCAGGATATTGACAGGGCGCAGCGGTCAATCCCGATTAACGATGCATTTCAAGGCCTTGCTCCGGCTTCGGATAGCGGACTGAAAGTGCAAATTCAGCAGCAATCAGTTATCACAGGTCAGACATACGCTGTCATAGGTTCGGATTCTTTGTTGAAGCAGATAGCAATAGGAAACCTTGAGCTTGTCAAGCAGTACTGGACGGCAGAGCAGATCATTCGAGTGACTGACGGTCCGGACAGGGATAGGTGGGTGCAGGTAAATAGTCCTGTTGTTGATCCGTTAAGCGGGGATATGATTTTTCAGGTTGTTCGTGATCCGGATACGGGAAAGCCAGTGAAGGATGAGAACGGAAAGTTCCTTATGGCTCCAATGGTGAACAGCGACAACACGATTGGTGCGGGTGAGTACGAAATGATTGTCAAAACACGTCCGAGCGGCATAGGATTACAGGAAAACGAAGAGATGATTATGATGGCAATACAGGGAACGGGCCAGATAATCGGGCAAATAAATCCGGCTGATGTGCTGAGTATGTATGCGTATCTTATTAGAGGCAAGGACGCAAAGAACAGCGAAGATATAGCCAAGATTATTGAGCAAAACGCAACAATACTAAGGAACAGACCTCAGCTTGCTGCGCCTCAAGGAAGTTCCGAGCCTGTCGCGGCATAATTATCGGCTGCGATATAGCCTTGGACGGGCTTTGTAAAATCCACAAAAAATAATATGAGCGATTTCAAAACACGGTTAGAAACCGAAAAAGTAGAATTGACGGAAAAGCTGGACAAATTAGATGCTTTTCTTGTTTCGGAAAAAGTGAAAGAGGTTGATGATGTTCAAAAAGCTCTTTTACAAGTACAGGCAACCGCAATGAACACTTATTTGCAGTGTTTAAAAGAACGAATTGAGCGGTTGTAAAAGTTTAGGGTTCGTAAGGCTGTTCTTCTGAGCGGTCTTACGGTTGCCCATAACATAACCATAAAATTTGGAATTATGATACAAGATAAATTAGTAATTGTTGTTGATACATCTAACTACAAAGCGACCTATAGTGAAGAGGTACCATTTAAAGCAGTTGTAACAAAAAAACTTGATATAACAATATGGGTTAAGTCAATAACAACAGGTAAAGAATATGAACTATACTATAATCAAATCTTAGAAGAACTTGATATAGAAGATATTGCCAAGTTGATAGATTTATCTAAGTATGGTACATAACAACCAACAATAAAACGGAGAAACGCGTGAGTAAAAAGGAAGAAGAAGTCGCTGAACCGGTTGTTCCTGAAGTGGAGTTAAAGCCGGATGCGTGGTTTGATCCGCCAAAAGAGGAATCCGCGCCGGAACCGCCCGTAGTGCCGGAAGAGAAAAAGGAAGACCCGAAACTTGAGCCTAAACCGCTTGACAAAGCTGAGAAGCGGATAGCAGACGCTCAAACGCAGATGCACCTTGCGAACAAAAAAGCAAGGGAGCTTGAAAAACAGAACGAAAAGATGAAGGTCGCTTTTGCGGAACAAGCTGAAAAACAAGGCGTAACGCTGTCTGACGAAGACAAAGAGCTTGCCGACGTTGATCCGGTTGCTTTTGCAACAATGTACGCTGAGAGGCTTGTTGCTGTGAGGGAGGCAGCAAACAAAGTAGGCGATTTGACGGCAGAAGAAAAGCAGGAGATTGAGGCAGAGGCGCAGGCTGAAACAGACAAACTGAATGATCAGATAGTAGAAGATGCGTTTCTTGCGTTGAAGACCGAGCTGATCGACATTGATACAGTTATTACAACTGAGAACATCAACAGGTTTTTGACCGGAGAAGATCACGAAGAGCTTTCCAAGTGCCAGACACACAGTGAGAAGTTCCGAATGGGGTACGACAAAATCAAGGCGTATCTTGACGGAATTGACGCGGCAAAAGGTAGAATGAAAGCTGGCGAACCTGTTCCTGCTGTCCCGAGCTTGTCTGAAGTTGGTGTTGCCGATCCCGGCAGTCCGGCCGGTATTGAGGCGCGTTTAGTGGATGACTGGAAAAAATGGTAGTATTTGCAGAATAAATTCTTGTTCTGTATATTTGTGTGTTGGTAAAGAAAGGTTGTTGATTCAGTAGGGCGGGGGGTGCGGTGACACCCTGCCCGAAATTATAAGTAGGTAGCTCAATTGGCAGAGCAGCGGTCTCCAAAACCGCGGGTTCAAGGTTCGAGTCCTTGCCTATTTGCAAACATAACCGCCCTGAAAAGGATTCCGGTATTGTAAACGCATAAGACTCCGCAGTCAATTCCACTCAAGTAGGCCCCGCAAGGATTCGCCGAAAGTTTGCTGAACTGAGGAAAAAGGTAAAACTTTTACTCACAAGAAAACTTTTGGCAAAATGGCAGGTGCAAACCCTTCATATCTTGTCGATTCGACCTCAAACCTCAAACGCCTTGAATGGGTTGGAGCAAGGTTGCGTCAGACAAAGCTGTCCGATCCCTTTGCGGGATTGATGGGCAGTGACCCTACCGGTTCTATTATCTTTGAAAAGATGGACGTGAACGCAGGCAAGGGTAATACGGTTATTTTTGACTACGACGGATTTCTGACCGGTGGCGGGACTGTTACTGGTAAGACTGGCGTTTCTGGTAAAGGCGAAGAAAAACGCCTGTTCAGCGACACCATAACCTTAGAGCGAGTCCGGATTCCTGTCAACAATGGTGATCCTTTTGATGCCCGTAACATAGGTCGCAGCGATGCAGAACGCCTTCAGGATAGCGGAACAAAACTTGCTGACGCTCTTGACTTCAAGCGTAAGCAGAATTTCATTGACGTTATTCAGGGAACACTGAACACTGCAACCCCGACGCACGTTATTCGTCCGAACAGCAGGGCAGCAAAAGCAAACCTTGTTGCTGGCGACGTAATGGACTTGACTGTTCTTCAGCGTATTTCGCTGGCAATGGTTGAGGGTGCTACGTTTGATACCGGCGCTGACAGAATGCCGCTTTTACCGTACAGGCTACAGGACGGTCGTGCCGTGTACCTTGCATACCTTGACCCGATTGACATGTTCAATCTTCGCAAGGATGCCGACTGGTCGAGCGCAGTTCAGGCCGCTGATGTGCGCGGCATGGAAAACCTGTTCTTCACCAAAAGGGCGTTCCAGTTTGAGAACCTGATTATCTCTGAACTGCCAAGGTTTAGCGGTGATCCAACGGTTCTTGACGGTTCAACGATGGCCGGTTCGGAAGTGATTGTCCCTGGTGCAAGGCTATTTGCCTCTGGTTCCGGAACAATCAAGCACACCCGTTCATTTATCCTTGGTGCCGGTGCTGTTTGTTATGCCAAGGGTTCTGCTCCGGTCGTTACGACTGAGGTTAAGGATCACGGCACGTTTAGCGAATCGGTTATCACGGTTCACCACAACATGAAGAGGACAAGACTTACTCCCGAAGGTGCGGATTACTCGCCTGTACTCAAGGATATTGACCTCGGTATCGTAACTGTCGAGTGCTACGGGAGGGCTTCATAATGGCCACGGTTAATATGACTGAAAAAGGCGGGAACAACATTCCGCGTACAGTGAACGTGAACACGATCAAGCTCAAATGGGATAACAGAAGCGACGGGAATGTTGTAACTACGGCAGATATTATTCAATCGCTGTCTTTACCCGCCGGAGCAAAGGTCGTAAGGACTTACGTAACTCCAATTGTTGCGTTCAACTCAAGTTCAACTGCGGTTATCAGTGTTGGTGACGGTGTTTCTTCAACAAGGTATCACAGCTCTGTTGATATAAAAGGAAGCACCCTTAACATCCCGATAGCAGGAACGGTAAAATGTCGTTATGCTTCGGCTGATACTGTTGACGCTATCATTACTCTTGGCGCAAGCGATTGTTCCGCCGGAGAGGTTGATGTTGATATTGAGTGGATCAACTCAAATGCAAAACAGCCGTATGCTTAAAAGGAAGAGGGGGGAGAAATCCCCCCAAACCCTTAACTAAAAAGGGGAAATATGTTTAAATTGTCGATGAACGGCGAAGTTGAAGTTTTGTTCGATTTCGCTTTTGTTGTTTATACGGGGCCTGACCCCGAAAGAATTGAAGGGTTGATTGCCGGAAAACCCGTCATGAAACGCGGAGTTCCGGTTATGGTGCTGAAAAAAGATGCAACCAAACTTATTCGATACCCGTTCTATCAGCCGTTTGAGCCTATGCCAAGCGATGTAACTTACAATATTGATACGGAAGTGAACGCGGTGCATATTGATTACCCTGTAACTGAAGAAGTGCTGATAATCCCCGAGCCTGACGCGCCTATTGATGTAGAGTATAATGTGACCAATGATCTTGAGATTGCAGGCCTTGAGCTGGTTATTGCGCAGGAAAAGGAAAAGCCAAAGCAGACAAGAGTTCGCAGAAAAGAAGTGAAACCAAGAAAACCAAGAACCAAGCGAAATGCTGTTTGAGAAAGTAGCCGCTCATGGCGGGGTAGCGTATCAGTGCCTCCTTTTTGATAACGTCACGGTTGCTCCGGAAGAGTATCTTGACAGTGAAGCGTTCCCTATGCCCCCTGCTTCCGGTAACTACAGCGTACAGATCAGCGGTGTATCTGATGACGGGACGGCAAGTCTTGTGATGTCAGGAAGCAACATTCCGGGTGATGATAACATTGCCGAGGTGTCCGGAGGATCAATACAGACGGGCATTACCGCTATAACGGGCGATGCACTCTATACGTTCTCTTTGAACGGAGTTGTTTATCCTCGTGTGAGGATCAAGAACACCTCAACAACTGACCCGATAACGCTCACGGTATGGCTTGGCATTGAGGCGCAAGAAGGAAACATTGACCCGTCCGACTACACGACACACATCCCTTGCTCCGTTGTGCAGAGAAAGGTAAAGCACAAATACAGAGACGACGTGTCAGAAATTCGGCTTCTTGATGCCATAAACGACTGCTTACGCGATATTGCTACGGATACGGAGTATTTCAGGGACAGCGTTGTTTTATCACTCTCAACCACTACAGACGAGTACAAGATTGCTGATGATCTTGTGTCTATCTCGGAAGTATACGCTGGAAACGGCGTGAAGCTTGAGCCTATCACAAAAAGTAAGGCAGCGGAAGGCGCAAGTGTCGGATGGGAAACAGAGCAAGGTACGGTTGAACATTTTATGACTGAAGGCGTGACGATTGGAAGCATAAGGCCTTACCCGTTGCCGGACACGGAAACACAGTCATTGACGGTTCATTATGTCAACTCTCCTTCACCTGTTGAATATTTGACAGAGTATATCCCTGTTGACCGGATATACACAAAAGCTATTGTTGATTACGTGGTAGCGCAGTTGTACGGTGACGATAACGACATGTACGACCAAAGGAAAGAGCGTGACCGGCTTGCAGAATACTTTCAAGGGAAGAGTAGGATTACGGCACAAGCAGCAGTTAACAGTTACGCCACAATAACCATGCCATACAGGGTGATATAGTATGATGGTCATTGACAATAAATATGAGCTCGGGCAGCTTGTTTATGTAAAAGTTGAAGGGCAACGCCCCGTAATGGTGATTGAAATATCAGTTGTTCAACATGGGCTTCTTTATCGTTGTGGTCGGGCTGATGGTGAAGCCAAGACGTTTTATGAGTGTGAGCTTTCTGAAACTCGGCAAGAATATGTAATTTAATGGCAGAAGTCTTACGCTCACAGACGCGTAACTTTCTCGGAAGCAAGGTTACAAGACTTCAAGAACACCTTGTTGTTTCCCCTGATTACGTTGAATTGATTAACGCTGACGTATCAAGCGGTTCTGTTGTTCCGATAAAGGCCGATACTCTTGTTGACGGCTCAGTGCAGAAATCGTTCTGCAAATACAATGATGATTGGGTAAGCACTGATGCTGATGCAGAATATCTTGAGCACAACGGAAAGCTATATCTGACAGACGGACGCATACCTAAAAAAATATACTCTTACCTTGACGTTGAATACACGGAAGATCTAGGTATAAATAAGCCTGGAACGGAAGACACTGCGACCCCTTTTTACTACGGTTCAATCCACACGCATCCTTATATGGACGCATGGTTTTTTGACCCGCTTGTGTTTGGGTTAAGAGGGACTGATACTTCGTCAGCAGGAACAGATGTTGATGTTTATAAATACTCTGACGCAGGGGCAACACTTCTTCAGACATATCACTTTTCTACGCCGCACGGGACAAAGTTGTTTGTCGGAGTTGTTGACAGCTCAACCGTCGCTGTGTTTGTGATGGGATCAGCCGCTATTAAATGGTTCAAATACTCTCTTGCCGCGAACACGTTTACGGCTCAAACGAACATAACGCTTACCGGAGGAGATACTTTTAAAAGCATTACCGGTGACCATACAACGTCTCAGGATGGGCAGTGGATGAGCGGGGCGCAGTCAGGTAGCCGGTGGGATAGCGGATGGTGTTTGGCTACATCAGCAACTCAATTAACCGATGGGGGCAATGCGTGGTACAACACTGCCAACATTTACACTAAAGACACCACAAACGCTACGTCAGGAGATGTTGATACTCCTGAAACGCCACTTAAAAGCTTGCTTGCAGGGTTTACGATACCAACCCCACCGGAAGGGATAGAAAATTTTTACGTGTCAGTTCGGTGCGCTTACTCGTGGGCAAGCGGGACTGATTGGCGATGGAACACTATTAACAGGCTTCAGCTTTATAATGGGGGATGGATTGGAAACAACTATGCTCCAGTCGGAATATACCAAACTCAAACAGGAGCATTTGACGGGATTATATCTACAGGTGATTTTGGTGTGATAAACGGAATCACCCGCGCCATGATAACGGACGGAACCCTTAAGTTCGGGCTGAACTTTCAGTCTGGAAATAACGGAGATTGGTCGGTTAACTATGTTGAGATTCGTGTGTTTGGGCTTATTCCTTCGGTCGGGACAGGAGAAGATAAGTTTGAGCTATTTGCAGGGACGACGGATGGGCTGAAACGGTATTTGTTTAATTCAACAACAGGCATTACTCTTGTTGATACAACCTATGCAGGAAAAACCGTGCATAGTTGCTATTGGGATTACAGTAATATATCTGTTGCGTACACGGATGCAGGGGGAACGGCTAACCCGAAAATGGCATTGCTTAATAGCTATACGCTTGGAGGGGCTCTTGAAACTGTTGTTTCTGCTTCTGTTTGCGAAGTCCCCGCCATGATATGCCACGACCCGTACAACGAGCTTTATGTTGCTGTTGACCCTGATTTATCTGATTCAGGTGATGGCGAGGTAGTGTGTTACGACAACATTACAACACTTGAGCTTGACAGAGTTGAGCTGCCTGATGTTGGAACTACGTTTCCTTCTGGGCTGTGTGCGGATGATTACAGGGTGTACACTTCTGACTTGCTTGGTTCGTATTCGTATATCAAAACATACCTGAACAGAACGCTTGAGTCAAGTGGCGATATATCCGGAGTATATGATTCCGCAAACTCTGGCAATTGCCGGTCAATAAGAAAATGTGATTCATATATTGTGGCTGCAACAGGATCAGCCGACCCGAACACTTTTAGCGGAATATGGATATACCACAAAAACAGTGAAGTGGTGCCAACAATAAGCCACTACACGCCGTGCCGAAGCAATATGAACGGGGTGTATTCGTATGGGTTGACGTTTTACAACGAAAAAGACGGGACTGAGAGCGAAATGCTTTTGTTTGTCAGCGATGCTTACGTTGTAAACGGATTAATTGAACTGAAAAATATACCGGAGCCAACTGATACTCAGGTAACAAAAAAACGGATTTGGAGAGTTGGAGGAGCGTTAAGATCATTTTCTCTTATTACTGAACTTGATCTTGGAGTAACAAGTTACAAAGACTTGATTCCTGACAGTGAGGCAGGTGAATCAATTAGCCTTCTTGGCCGCAACAAACCGCCTCTTGATTTGCGATATATCACGGAAGTGTTTGGGACATTCTTTGGGATAAGCGGGAATTATCTGTACTACACAACACAGGCAAACGCAAACTATTGGACGCTGTTTCCTCTCGATTTAGGAAAAGCAGGGACAGGGCTTGCTGTATGCGGACAGGGCTTGATTGCTTTTACTGCAACCAGGTCATATTTTTTATCTGGAACAACTTCAGACACGTTTCAGCTATACCCGCTATCAAGAACTCAGGGATGTGTTAACGGAAAAAGTATTCAAGAAGATATTGGTGGCGGGGTAAGGTGGATGAGTTCTGACGGGCTATGCTTCAGCAATGGAGGCAAACCTGTTGTGCAAAGCAAAGAGATTCTTGGCAAAATAGGATTCTCAGGGATAACATCTTCTGCCTTGTACGATGATGTGTATTTTATGTCTCATGCTGACGGTGTGTTCATTGCTGATTTCAGGTATAATAACACAATACGGTTCAGCGATTTGTCAGACACTGACATTGACGGTATGGGTGTCTTTGATGACTCACTGTATTTTATCCGTTCTGCGGGGCTGTATGGCGCATTTAACGCAACAATAAACCGCAAAGTTATCCTGAAAAGCGGAGTTGATGTTTCTACCGACCCGCTTGCTGTGAAATACTACAAAAACATCAGGGTGTGGTATAAAGGCAGACCGACAATCAAAGTGTATCTTGATGGTGTGCAATACGGAAAATCTCATGTATTAGACGCGGCGACAGTGGTGACAACAAAAGAGATAAGCCTTGAAGATTCGCCGCTGGCAAGGCATATTCAGTATCGCATAACAGGGGATTTTGAGTTACATTACATTGAGTATGTTTATGACGGGAACAAAAAACTAAGCTGATGGCAGACGAAGGACTTAATAGGGTGACAGATACAACTGATTCCGTGCAATTGTCTCGGTATCTTGAGCAGGTTCTTGTTAAGTTTCGGTCACTTGAAGCGAGAATGTCTGCCGCAGAAATAAAAGAAAGTTCGCTTGACGCAAGAATAACCGTATTGGAGGCTCCTTAATGGCACTATTAGCAGCACTATCAGCAGGGGTAAGTATTGTCAGCGGCATTGCTGGATTGTTTGGCAGTGGTGGGGCGGACTTAAAAGCAAGGCAGCTTGCAAGTGATCAACTTGCTACTCAAAGGGAAAGTCTTGGCTTCGCCATGACGCAGTACGAAGACTGGAAGAAAACGTATGGCGTTGTTGAGAAACAGATGTCAGATTACTACGTGAGCAGTAATGGGCAGATGCAGATGGATGCTGCGGCAAACATGATCGAAACCTCGTTCCGAAACGTCCCGACTGATATTAACAGAATTGCTGAACAGCGAGGACTCGGTGAAGGACAGAAAGCTGCAATGCTTAGCGAGGCTCTTGTATCAAAAGCGGAGAGCAAAGCTCTTGGCCGTATCAACGCAGGGACTCAGTTCAGGTCAGAGAAAGCCGGTTTTGTCGCAAGCGGTCAAGATGCCAAAGGTCAGGCTACTACGGGAGTGTTGAACAGTTATAACCAAATGGCGCAGTTGCTTGGTCAGCAATATCAAGCCATGCAAGGGCAGGCTTCTTCAGGATCAACAGCAGCAGGGAGCGCTATATCAAGCGGAATAGCATTGCTTGCGTCTGGACTTGGTGGCGGAACAAGTTCGGCAAGTACAAGTAAAATGGGAACACCACTATGACACCTGCGGGATTAGCGGATGCGCTCACTCAGCAACTGGCAAAGAAGTTTAAGTTGCCGAAAAAGAAAAAGGATGAGGAAGAAGATGACTGCGATACATCTAAGACAAAAAAACCGGAAGTGAAACCTAAACCGAAAAAATAAAATGGGCGCACTTGAGTTAGGAAAAGCACTTGGCGGAGTAGCGGAAGGGTATATGCGCGGCATTAAGATCAAGGAAGAGCAAGCTGCAAAACGCCTTGACCAACTTATGACTGAGCAGACATTAGCCAAAAACGAAATGTTGTTGAAGAAGTCACGGGAAGAAGACATGAAAGATAAGGCTGCAAGTGAAATAGATGCAGAGTTGTGGAAAGCAAAGACTACCGGAAATCTGGCGGAGTTTAAAGATAGTTTTGGAAAGATTCACTCTCCGTTCACGGTTGGAACAATGGTAAACAAAGACGGGACGGTTGATATTGTAAGTTCGATTGATGGGTCAAAACTCAAAACCGTGACGTTTGGTGAGTTTTCCAATGCTGTTTATCGATCAGTGGCAGGTAAAGACCATGAGCTATATACTGAAGAAGTAAAAGCGCGGTCAATGGAAATCAAAGACACGCAAGAGGCTGAACTTATCAAGCTAAGACAAAAAGAAGAGCGGATCACAAAGCAGACACCACCCGGAGAAAACCCTAATGTGACTGCGCGGGAAAACAAGGCACTTGAACTAAAAAAATCATCGACTGCCGCTTACATCGAATCTCTTCGTAAAGGAAAGGAGGGTGAACCGGCTCCGCAACCCCCAAGTGCAGGAAGCGTGTTTGGTGTAAAAAAGTGAACCAATTTTGACCCGTTGGGTAAAGGGGACTCCGCCCTTGTTGCCGGTCAGCATCCATGAATCAAAGTTGGTTATTAGGCCGGTAGGAATACCGGCTTTTTTATTAGTATATTTTCGTATCTGACAAGTAAAACCAGAACACATGCCGACCATTACAGACAGCCTTTATGATTTCCTTGTTCAGCACGCTTCTGATATGCCGGATAAGGTTACGTTCAATAAGACTCTTCAGGACAAAGGAAAGCGAGAAGAGCTGCACAAGTTTATGAATCAGCACTTCGCTGATGTTCCTGACTTCCAGACATTCGATACACTACTTGGTTCAAGGGACATGACGTTCACGGAGAACGCAGGTCGGGTAATCGGGGAAGTAGTGCAGACTGTTCAGAAAATTCCTGAGCTTGCTCAGCATGGGTGGACACAAGGGCAGATTGACTCAGAGATAAACCGCGCAGTACCGGACGCTGAAAAAGTTGCTACGCTGATTGATCAACAAAAAGACATTAAGCCTACAAAGACACAGCAGAGGGCGCAAACTCCGAGCGAGACTATAATCCCCGGCGGGTTTATAGAAAACCCCGTGTCGTGGCTTACAGAGATGTCTATTACTTCGGCATCAACCATGCTGCCGCAGGTACTCGAACGTGCTCCTGAAAATCTTGCTCTAGGAATGGTTGCGGGTGCGGCTATAGGCACGGCATATGGAACGCCTGTGCTTGGCTTTGGTGCATTGCCTGGTGCTATAGCTGGGGTAGTATTAGGCGCAGGAACAGCTATCCCTATATCTCTTGCTCAAGCAAGCAAAGTACAAGCGCAGTCTGAGTTGTTGTTAGGCAAACTGAAAGACGTGTACGGTGTTGATATAAATAATCACGACGAACTTGTTGCCGCGCTGAGCGATACAAAGCTAATCAATAAGATCAAGGGCGACGTTTATTTTGCCGCAGAGACACAAGGGTTTTTTGACGGTATAGCTGCAACGTTTGGTGGAGGGATAGCAAAGACAGCCATAAAAAAGTTTGGTTCCGGTTTTGCGGCAAAAGTTGTCGGTGAGACGGGTGAGTTTGCTTTTCAGGCCGCTTCCGGTATGGCGGGAGAAGCAGGGAAGCAGGTCATTACGTCAGGGAAAGTAACAAGTCCCGCTGATGTTGTTGCTGAAGGGCTTGGTGAAATGCCTTCGGTCGGCATTCCTGCGCGGGTTGGAAAAGCCGCAATCCGTAAGGTAGGAGAATCAATAATGTTTACGTCAAACACAGGAGATCAAGCGCACTTTAATCGCCTCAATCCTGACTTCCGCACTCGGTTTGAGGCAATGGCGGAAGAGTACAAGCAAAAGACAGGCAAAAAATTGCAGGTGAACAGTGCGGCTCGAAGCAATGCTGAACAGCAGGCAATATATGATTCTGGTGTGCGCCCTGCGGCAAAGCCGGGCAAAAGCAGGCACAACAGAGGCGCGGCGGTGGACGTTGGCCGGCAGAATGTCGCTGACCTGTCAAGCTTAGGGCTGCTTGAAAAGTACGGATTTGAGACGGGCGCGGCGTTTGGTGATCCGAACCACATACAGGACTCAGGCGAGACTGTTGACGTTCAATCACTTGACATGTTGCCGGATGACTTGAGAGCGCAGTACGAAGAGACTGACGCAGTTGTGAACCCTGCTCCTGAACCCGTTCCGGCAGAGCCGACAGCAATGGAGCAGTTGCAGCGTGAGTTTGTGGATGCGAAGCCATTGGAGAGCGCGCCTGAACCGGCCCTGAATCAGCCTGAAGTGGTGCAAGATGCGGAGGTCGCTCCGGAGAACCCGCAGGTAGCAGTGCAGCCAGCGGCAAAACTAACTATCAAAGAGGCCTTGTTAGCTCTAAAAGCTATCAAAGAATCCTTGTCAGCTCAGGATAATGTTGCGCCCCAAGATGCGGAGGTCGCTCCGGAGGCAGTGGTAAACCCGTATTATCGGTCAACTCAAACGACATCTTTCCAGAGTGATCCGGATGCAGTGGTAACCCCTGAAACTCCTGCCAGGCAGGAAAATGTTGCGCCCCAAGTTGCGGAGGTTATTTCGGAGACCCCGCAAGTAGCGGTGCAGCCAAAGGCAAATCCAACGATCAATGAATCCTTGTCAGTTCAGCAAAACGTAGTACCTGACGAAGTGAAATCAATAGAGAAGAAAGAGCCGTGGCAGATGACGAAAAATGAGTTTGATCTTTCTGGAATACTTCCTGATGATTCCGTGTTATCTGAAATAGAAAGCAGAAAGCCGAAAAAGAGAAGAGGTATTTCAGGAAATCTTCCTGCGTTGTCAGCATATGAAAATTCTTTAAGGAAATGGGTTACGGAATATAAGCAAGCGTTAAAAAGCCAACACAAAAGAATAGTTGAGCAAGCTATTGACGAAGGGAAACCTGTTCCAGTGGAAGTCCTTGTTGATTACCCTGAATTGCAAAGCTCAATGCCTTCGGTTTCGGCACAGCCTGAAAGCATAACGGTGGACGACCAGAACCTTGGCCGACCTGGAGCAAGCACGTACTCTCCTGACCAACAGCAAGGAGATTCAACGGGCGCATTGACAAACCAAGAAGACTTGTCTGGGTCGTTCAAAAAAACAACAAAATCAACAACGTATAGTATATCTGATTCCGTCCCAGATCAAAATCAAGCAACCGCTGGCACGTTCAATATGGTTGACAGGGTTCTTGCGCTTAAGGAGAAATACGCAAAACGTATCAGTGAAAAAGGTGCAGGAAGGTATCGCGGCAAATATGATACAAAAACAAAAAGCATCATGGTTCGCTCATTGCGAAACCTTACCGATACGGCCCATGAAATATCGCACTACATAACAGACAAGTACAGTATCGACAAAAAAGTTCTTAGCGGAAATTACGGGAAGATTGTTAATGAGATTATCAATGTTTATGAGAAGTATTACGGAGATTCTCAGCCACTCCTTACTAACGACAGGACAAAAGTTGTTGAAGGTATATCAACATTTATTGAGGCATACATTATTGATCCGGTATCCGCAAGAAAAGAGTTCCCTGAATTAACAAAGGCAATAATTTTAAACGAGGGCGCGTTCAGTGATGGCATTCTTTCTGATTTCTTGAAAGACGCAAGGAAAATAGTAAACGATTATCACGCACTTGATTCAAACGGAAAAATAGGATCAGCAGTAACGAGTAATAACAGGAAAGTTGGCGGGAAAGCTATTTTTTCTTGGTTTGAAAACATAGGGAAAGAGATTGCTGATAACATTTCTCCTATTGAAAGGATTGGGAAAATAGCTGGTACGGCATGGTCAAAAGCTGATCCGTCTTTGCATTTAAGACAATTTCTGAACATCAGTAGGTACGTGCTTCATAACATAAAGGACGGAATAACTTTTATGGTGTTTGAGAACGGTGATCTTGTTGAGAAAGAGCAGTTCAATTACGGAACGCTTGGAAAAGAGATTGAGAAAGCCGGTGACATGGCTGAGTTTGATAATTGGCTTGTTGCTCGCCTGCACGTTAAAGGTCGTGAATTGCTTGGAAAAATGATTGCAGAGTACAACCAGTCTTTATCAGACATTCAAAGTATTCTCAGCTCTGGAATAGGCAATGCAAAAGAAAAGTTTGATGAAGCGCAAGCGTTCATTGATGGGTACGACAGGTTAAAATCCGTTCTTGATAATGATGATATTGACATAGAGGTTGCTATAGATGCTTACAATAAGGATGCGAAGCGTTTCAAACATTATGCAGATAAATTTGACGCATTGCAGAAAGCAACAAATAACATGATGGCTGACGCTGACATTCAATTACTTACTCCTGAGCTTAGAGATTTGTATGCCGAAAGTGAAGGGTATGTGACTATGAAGCGGTCGATGTATGATGAGATTGGTGGAGAGCCAGGAGAACCGACAACACTTGGTGGAACAAGCAGGGTTTCATCATACTTGACAAGGACAGGTTCAGGAAAGGAGATTATCAGTCCGTTTTATTCAACGATCAAAAACCATGCTGAGGCGTTTCGGAAAGGAATGAAGCAGGTGGTTTATAATAAGCTCGGTGATATATTCGAGAAAAACCCAGAGTTGTTCCCTGCACAAAAAGAAGAAGGGGACGCAAGGTTATTCGCTAATAGCAAGGACCATATCATTGCTATGGATAATTATACACCCGTAGCATGGAAGGTTGGTCGAGAAATAAAGGACGTGGTAGACCAGACCCTTGACTATAAAAAAGTTCATAAGGTCGAGTCAGTATTAAGGGCTTCAAATAGACTATTTCAGATGGGGACTACAGCAATGTATGTTGCTTTTGCCGCAACAAATATTGTTATGGATCAGTTTGTGGCAACTATGAACAGCCGGACGGGTGTATATGTACCGTTACTCACGCCAATAAACATTCTTGTCCGTAGGTTTGCGAACCATTCTTCTCCGGAAGCCGTCTACGCAAGAGAGTATTTTTTGCTTGGTGGAGAAAGACAGACGTTTGCGCATTGGCAAGACTTAAGCCCATCCGAGTTCTTTGATAAGGTGTATAAGGAAAAAAGCGCTTTCAAACATGCCGCAACAATGGTTTGGAAGTATTCTGGCGGTGGAGTTGTTAATACTCTCAAATGGCTTGGAGAAAAAAGTGAAATTATGACACGTTCTGCTGAATACGTTAAAGCTCGAAAACTTGGGTATCCACAAATAGCGGCACTTGAACTTGCTGGACGTGTTACAACTCCATTTCATCATACAGGAAGGCTCGGTGGAGGGACTGTTGGAGAGTCAGCAATACGAAGTATCACGTTCTTCAATCCGCAGATACAAGCTCTTGCTCAGTTTACGGATACGCTGTCTCGGCCAGATGGAAGAGCAAAAGTTGCTTTTGTCACTGCGGCTATAACCGTTGCAGGTGTTTCGGGCGTTCTTGCTATATGCGGTGGTGGCAGTGATGAACAAAAGCGGATTCTTAAAGGAAAAACACCGGAAGAGTTGGCAATGTATATGTACTTTCCGCACCCAACTGACCCGAACAAAGTTGTTAATATCCGTGTTCCCCAGGAAATCAACACCATAGCGACCATGATAAACATGGTTATGATGAATGATATGATTAACTCACGATACACAGCAGGAGAGTATCTTGACGGTGCAACAGCATGGATTCCGGATCAACTCAACCCATTAGACCCGACGCGGCAGTTTTTTTCTCTTATGCCGCAAGCAATAAAAACAAGCGTTGAGCTTTCGACAAACACAAGGACGTTTCCGAAAGTCATGCCAATAGATACGTATTGGGAAGAACGATATAAAGAACCTCGGTTCAGAACGACAGAACGGACAAGCGAAATAGCAAAATACGTTGGAGCTAAATTCAATGTATCGCCAAAAAAAATAGATTATGCCATACTTGGGTATGGATCACGTGGCCTTACTCAGTTTTCTCTATCTAACATACGAAACCCGTTTGAACGCGAGTTGTATATGGGTGGTGTTCGGCAAATGCACGTGTTTTATAACGAATCAAGAAAGTTTGATGAACTGAAAAGTTCAATAAAAAACGGATGGCGCGTCCCTGCTGATGAAGCATTGATGAAGCAAACCGAGAAACAAATAAAATCAGTTAATGATGCTATATCCGAATACTCAAGAGTGCCGACAGCAAACAAAGAACGGTTAAAAGAGGCAAGAGCAAAAGTTCTTGACGCTATCGACACAGTTGATTATACCGCTATAGGCAAAATAGAAGAGTCAGCAAAAGTGATTGATATGCCAGAGTACAAGAAACCGGTAAAAGAGAAAAAGATAAATCAAGTCCGCATCCCAAAACCTCCGGGATAGATTGTTTTATTTGAGGAATATGTATATTAACGGTGTGGCTTTTATTTATTCAAACAAAATCACTTCTCAATGAAAAGGATTTTCTCTATTCTACTCGGTGTACTGTTCTCTGTTCAGGTCGCACAGGCGGCAAACATCACAGCAGCACAGGCTGATAGCAGCCCTAAGATGCACCGTATATCTCATGGCGCAGTTGTGGTCAATACAGCAACTCCGGCAGGCAGTGTTATGGTTTCCTCGGCAGGGCAGCTACAGGCAAAGACTGGTTTGGCTGTAACGGGTGCGGCTACGGTATCAACTACGCTTGGTGTAACCGGTGTTGTTACTGGTGCGTCTTACAAGGTGGCGGCACTTGGCACGGCTCCTACAACGGCGGCGGCGGCCGGAACTGCTGGAACGATTGTGTTCGCGGCAGATGCAATTTATTTTTGTGTCGCGACTGATACGTGGAAGAAGATTGCTATTGCAACATGGTAAATAACTGAACATGGCTCTTGCTGTAACGACCATAACGAACTACGGTGGGAACACCTATGTCTGCACTCCGTTCTCTTCTGTCACGCTGGCTGCGGGCGGAAACTCTGTCTCTGACGTTATTGATATAGCGCAAAGCAGTTTTTCCACTCAGGTTAGTGACTACTCCGGAACAGGCACTATTACCCTTCAAGTCCTTGTTGAGAACTTTGATGCTGAATCTGACGGGGTTGTTCCGTCTGGACTGGCAAACATATTTACATCTATAAGCGCAAACGGGACGTACACGTTCACGATGCCTTCTGGTGTATATAAGAGGCTCAAGGTGACAGAAACGGGCGGGGTGTCGAGTGCTACGTTCACGATCACTCTTGCTGGCACAGGGAAGGATGTAGGAGAAAAAGGCGACACCGGCGATACCGGTGCTGATCCTGAACTACGGGAGTATGACGGGTACTTGCAGTGGAACGATGCGGGGGTGTGGCGCAACCTTGTGAAATGGTCTGAGGTTTTGATAGGTGAGGTTGTTCCGGCAGATTTCCGCGTATATGAAGGGTATATTCAGTGGTCTGATTCTGGCGGGAACTGGACTGATCTTGTGTTGCTGAGTACGTTGAAAGGGGATACAGGAGCGACAGGCACACAAGGCCCTGCTGGCCCAACAGGAGCAACAGGAGCACAAGGCCCTACTGGACCAACAGGAGCAGCGGGCCCTGCGGGAAGTGGAAGCGGAGATGTGCTTGGCCCTGCGTCAAATCACACTAATTATTTGCCACAATGGAACGGAGCGAACAGTAAAACGCTGAAAGACGGGTACCCTGTATCAGCAACATCAGGAGCAGGAACCGTTCCTGTATCCGATGACAACGGGAAAGTAGATACTTGGGTTACGGACTCAAGCGCAACAACAAAGGGCAAGGTAGAGCTTGCGACAAACGCTGAAACAATAACAGGTACGGACTCTGCGCGAGCGACAACTCCCGCGAACATAGCGGCGGTGCTTGCTGATAAAAGTACAGCAACACCTACGGCAAGTAAAATCCCCATTGCCGACGGCAGTGGGAAGCTGGATACTTGGGTAAGTGATTCAGGCGCGACAGTTAAAGGAAAGGTTGAGTTATCCACTGATGCCGAAACGATTACCGGAACAGACGCTGTTAGAGCAACTACACCGGCAAACATTGCCGCGCTTCTGGCGAACAAGTCAACAGCAACTCCGACAGCAAGCAAAATCCCGATTGCGGACGGCGATAAACTTCTTGATGGGTGGATTACTCGGTCTGCTTTTTGCCCTGTAGCGGCTATAGGAGGATCAGTTGCTACAGGTGACGGTAAAGGATACGTCCCTATGCCTGCGGAAGTGAACGGATTTAATCTTATAGGTGTTGTGCTGAATCTTGCCGTTGTAAGTTCAAGCGGATCACCTACCTACCAACTCAGGCGCAAAAGAGGCGGTACAGACGCAGATATGTTATCGACGAAGGTTACATGTGATATAAACGAGCTAACGTCAGCGACAGCCGCGACAGCCGCAGTTATTAACACGTCAAACGATGACATTCAGACAGGTGATTACATCTACTTTGATAAGGATGCCACAGGAACAGGAGAAAAAGGCGATGCAATAACGCTACGATTCCGTAAAGCATAATGGCTACGTATGATTCTGGATTGGTCTACTGCACGGGGTATGCTCATTCAGGCAGTGGGAGTGATTTTACAAACCCAGACAGGATAACAGCCAATGATAACAGTTACGCCACAAGGGTTATCGGGTTTATTTCTGACGGGCTTATATTTGCAACGTTTTCTTCGTTAGCTTTGGCAAGTTTGCCGGATTTAGCTACAGTTACGGGGGTTGAAGTGTATGTCGGAAGAAAAGCGTCGAGTGAATACACTATGGCAACAGGGTCCCTCGACGGTGCGACTTATTATTATTATCCTGGGGTGTACTTATACAATGGGCCGGCCTATGGAAGTGGGAGGCCTATTACTTTTCCTGCGTATTGGACGACAAGCGAAGCGCAGGAAATACACGGGGGGGTGTCTGATTTGTGGGGAATGACAATTACGCCGAGCATATTAAAGAGCGGCAATTTCAAAGTACGTTTCGCGTGCACGAGTTTCTGGGGCGCGACAACAACCGCGTCCATTGATTACATAGCCGTGAGAATTTACGCAACATACTCGGATGATTTTGTCCCGACTGCGGCTTGGTTTTAATCGTTCTTATTACATTGGTTACGGGCGTGAAATAATTTGCAAATCCCCTCTATAAAATGAGTATAAATGCAATACAACCAATCAATGCCGATGCCTCTTAGGATACATCATTTGACGGAGGCACTGCTTATATCTATGTCGTGGTTTGGGTTTCAAACTGCGTGGGGTATGTCGCTTATTAACCTTGCAGAATCCGTGTATTATGGCGGGTTGACGCATGTAACAATTTCGCTTATGTCGGGCATTGCTCCGCAGATTGTTGTACCTGCATGGATACCTGTTTGGCTTGGTGTTCTTTTGTGGACGCTATCGGCACTTGCGCTTATTTTCAAGCTTGTTGCATCAGGGATAGGTATTATATTAGAGAAATGGGCAAAGGTTGTCGAAGCAAAAACAAACCGGTGCAAAGGCATGCAGTGTCAGTATTGGGTTATCGCTAAAGAACGACTTGAAGGGGAAATAGAATGATCAACAGCCGAAAAATTGAGGATTTATTGCCTGCCGTTCAGACAAAATGCAGGTTGTTTCTTGCAGAGTGTGAGAAGTTAGACGTTGACATCTTGATTACAAGCACGTTCCGTGATAATGAAAGCCAGAACGCTTTATTTGCGCAGGGCCGGACAAGGCAGGGCAAGATAGTGACAAACGCCAGGGGCGGGCAAAGTTTTCATAATTGGTGCGTTGCGTTTGATGTTGTGCCATTGCTACACGGGAAGCCTGATTGGGATAATATGCTGCTATGGGATAGTATTGGCCATATCGGCAAAGCGTGTGGGCTTGAGTGGGGTGGCGATTGGAAGTCTGTTGATATGCCGCATTTTCAGTTTACAGGCGGGTTGACTTTAAGGGATTTGCAGAACGGGAAAACGATATAACAATGCTGAAATCAATTGACTTTGAACTTGTGCTTAAATGGATTGCGGAGCGGTGGGCGGAACCATCGACGAAGAGAAGCGTCCCCGCCTTTGCTATAGCGACGATTGCTATTGTGTACGCTGTTATAAAGGGTGAGCCATCAAGCGCTATCCTTGCGGCTGGCGTTATGCTTTACACGTTTCTCAATACCGTTACTTCGGAGGGCAAATGATCAATCTTAAAAAAATCGACTGGTTCAAAACTGCTATTCTTGTCTTTGGTGTTCTTTTTGTGTTGTCATGGTGGTCAGGCAGACAGCAGGACAAGACCGATACAGCGCAGCTTATCAATGCGCTGGAGGACACTGTTAAAGTGAACATCGACAAGTACGGCGACAAAGTGAGCCAGATCAGCCAGATCAGGACGGACAGACCGCAAACTTTTCTCGCGATCAAAAGTAATGATGCAGAGATTCAGCGACTTCAGGAAGAGGTAAAAAAATACAAAAACCAGATCAAAAACGGCTCTGTAACGGTTTTTAACTCGTCGGTAGCTGTTGATACTACTTTATCCATAGTACACCGCTACGACGGGGCTATAGCCGCTTCTGCTGGCGATGGTGAGTGGTACAAGATCAGCAACGTCATAAACAAGGACGGCACAGGCAGGACTTCGCTGTCTGTCCGGAATGAATACACCGTCGCTCTGGTCGAAGAAAAAGGGCGCGCTGTTGTGAAGGTGAAGAACAAAAACCCGTACAGCACTGAGGGCGAGATACGAACATACGCACCTCTACCGAAAGATCAGAAACGATGGGGTGTGGGACCTTACGCAGGGGTAGACGCTACAGGAAAAGTATCAGCTGGCGCAGCGGTGTCATGGCATTTATTTGAATGGTAACTATTAAATAGAAAACATTATGGCAAGCACATCTTCCATTTCTGCAATTTCAACCGTTGCAAACGGTACCCTCAAGATCATTGAGTTCACTTATGCAATCGACGCGTCGGGAACCGTTTACTTTGAGCCGGAGTTTGACAACACAGAAGGCGATACAATAGACTTCTCCGGTTACGCATCCATGCAGCTAATCAATACGGGCGCGGCAAACTCTACGCTGACTGTGCAGGTGTACGTAAGCAACAACCTGGTTGACGCTGACTTTTTGATTCCGTGGGATCCTGACGGGGTTGTTCATCCAGCAATGTGTACGGCACTTGCGTTTTCGACTACTCCAAAAAAGATGTTTGAGAACATCAGGATACCGCTTGCAAGGCGCGTCAGGTGGGCATTTACTGAAGCTTCTGGCGCTGCTGCCATTACAGGAAAAGCACAGCTTGCCTTATCAATCGCTAAAGTAAAGGGCTAATGCCATACGGAGCTATAGGGCCTTACGGCTCAACAGGCGCATACGGGTCGCGTGGGCGGTTTGGAGTAGGTGCTTATGGAACCCTCACGATCAGCCCCGGAGCCTTATCTTATACGATTGGGTTGGCGGCTTACGCTTCGGTATTAGTCGATTGGGGCGACGGCACAACTACGGCGGTATCGTATACAGGGTCAACGTACCAATACTACACAAAAACATACGCCTCAGCAGGTGCATATACTATCCGGATTATCGGATCGGTAAAAAGCCTTCGATTGATAGACGCGCGGTTAGCGATGTCGATAACCGGTATGGCGCTGACCTACCTTTACTTGAACGGCACAGGAAGCTCTGTTACTGGTGTAATAACCGGTATGGCGCTGACCTACCTTTACTTGAACGGCACAGGAAGCTCTGTTACTGGTGTAATAACCGGTATGGCGCTGACCTACCTTTTATTGGTCAACATA